TTGGATCGCCGCCGCTCTTGGGCTTGCGGGCCGCCCCCCCGGTTGCGAGGGCAAGCTGGCTCGCCCATGAGACAACGTGGCCGTCGCTCCAGCGTTTCTCTGAGCATCGTTGGTCAGCAAGTTGAAGTTATTGAACGACCAACGGCGCCGCGTGAGTTGACATCGCGAGAGGCGGTAATATGGAATGCCATTGTTGCATCCGAGCCTGCCGAGTGGTTTACGGTAGCAACGCGGCCGTTGCTGGCACAATACTGCAGGCACGTGGTCCAGGCACAACGGATAGGGGAGTTGCTGGCAGACCCGGCACACACGGCATTCCTTGAGGATTACGATAAGTTATTGACCATGCAGCGTCGCGAAAGCCAGGCGATGACGGCGCTTGCGCGCTCGATGCGGCTAACGCAGCAGGCGAACGTACAGACATGGGAACGTGGCATGGCCACGCCATTGGATAGGCCATGGCAGGAGGAATAAGCCGCGCTGGGCGCAACATAGCGTGGTGCGAGAAGCATCTTCGCTTGCCGGATGGCAAGTATGTCGGTCAGCCATTGCGTATGGCTGAGTTTATGAAGGAAGACTTCCGACTTATCTACGACAACCCGGCGGGCACACGGCGGGCGATTATTTCGCGCGGCCGGAAAAACGCGAAATCCACCGAGGCGGCTTTTTTCTTACTTTTACATTTGTGCGGCCCGGAGGCGCGACCGAACAGCCAGCTTTACTCTGCGGCACAAAGCCGCGATCAGGCGGCGTTGATTTTCAATCTAGCCGCGAAGATGGTTCGCTTGTCGCCGACCTTGAATGCGTTCGTCGGCGTGCGCGATGCGGTGAAACAGTTGTACTGCACCGAGCTGGGGACGCTGTATCGCGCGTTAAGCGCTGAAGTGTCAACGGCGTTCGGACTCAACCCGAGCCTGTGCATTCACGACGAGGCGGGCCAGATACGCGGGCCGCGATCGGCGCTTTACGAGGCGTTGGAGACAGCGACGGCGGCTCAGGAGGCGCCGTTGTCGATCATCATTTCGACGCAGGCGGCAACCGATGCGGACTTGCTGAGCGTGCTGATTGATGACGCGAAAGCCGGGCACGACCCGCGCACGGTGCTACGGTTCGACACGGCGCCGATCAATCTCGATCCGTTTGGCGAGGAGGCGATACGCGCGGCAAACCCGGCGTTTGATCTGTTTATGAACCGCGGCGAGGTTCTCGCGATGGCGGCCGATGCGCGGCGCATGCCGGCGCGGCAGGCGGAATATGAGAATCTTATTCTGAACCGCCGGATCGAGGCCAATTCGCCATTCGTGTCGGCTGCGGTATGGAACGGCTGCGCGCAAGCGCCGTTACCGTTGGACGACGTGCCGGTCTATGGCGGCTTGGATTTGTCGAGTGCGCGCGACCTGACGGCGTTGGTACTGATTGGCGAGCGCAATAGCGTTTGGCAGGTCCATCCGACATTTTGGCTGCCGGGGGATGGTTTGGCGGAAAAATCGCGGGCCGACCGGGAGCCATATGATTTGTGGTATAGCCAAGGCTATTTGCAAACCACGCCGAGCCGCTCGATCGAGTATGAATATATTGCCGAGTACATGCGCGGGATTTTTGACAGCTACAACATCCGCAAGATTGCGTTTGATGCCTGGGGTTGGGAGCATCTAAAACCGTGGATGCTGAAGGCCGGCTTTACGGAGGAGGCGTTGGCCGAGCACTTTGTCGAGTTTCGCCAGGGCTTTAAAAGCATGTCGCCGGCCTTGCGGACGTTGGAGAGCGACTTGCTTAACGAGAAGTTCGCGCATGGCAATCATCCGGTGCTGACGATGAATGCGACGAACGCGGTTGTGCAGATTGACCCGGCCGGCAACAGGAAGCTGGCGAAAGACAAATCGCCGGGCCGCATTGACGGCATGGTGGCGCTAGCGATGGCGCGCGGCATTGCCGGCTCCGACATTGACGCGCAACTCGACGTGCTGAGCATGGTTGCGTAACCACAAACACCAGCACTCACACACGGCCCCTCCGGGGGCCTTTTTTATTGGCATGACACCATGACCCTGATCCGCAAAGCCGCCGCCGGCAAGGCGTCAGGCTCGATGAGCTATGTCCTTTCGGACGCCACGGTGGACCGATACGGCGATGTGGTGGAACCCGCGGGATGGGTGCTTGACAACTTCAAATCCAATCCCATCGCGCTATTCAATCACCGCCCGGACCAGGTTGTCGGCACATGGGGCAATGTCCGCGTCGTGAAAGACGCGCTGATGGCCGAGTTTCAACCGGCCGAGCCGGGCACCAGCCGCATCGCGGATGAGGTGCGGCGGCTGGTGGAACAAGGCGTCTTGCGCGCCGCCAGCGTCGGCTTTCACGGCATCGAGGCCGAGCCGATCAAGGGCACGCGCGGCACAAGGTACAAATCGCAAGAACTCGTTGAAACATCTATTGTTAGTGTTCCGGCTAATCCCCAAGCACTGGCGATCGCGAAATCGTTGGACATTTCCGACGATACAATGGAGCTGGTTTTCGGCAAGCACGCCGCACTACAAACCCGCTCCATCTCATCCGGCAAGCACGCCGACACTCACCTTCGACCAAAGGCGAAGGTTATGAATATCTCACAGCAGATCGAAGACGTACAAGCGAGACTGAATGCGGCGCGCGATGCGTTGCTGGCGCATGTGCAAGAGCCAAACCATGATTTGGACGAGGCCGCGTCATTGAATGATGAGGTCGAGTTCCTTGAAAAGGACCTTGCTTCTAAACAGCGCACTGAGAAGAGCCTGGCGCTGCGGGCTGCGGAACAACCGGCACAAAGCACGGCGGTTGCCGCCCGTCGCCCGCTATCCATAACCCAGGCAGCGACCGACAAGACCGATTATCTGTGGCGTGCCGCGACGGCCGGGTTTGTCGCGCGGGCAACGCAGCGCACGATCGAGGATGTACTGCGCGAGCGTTATCCGCAAGAGAAGTACAACGACGCCGAAGCAACGGGTTGGGTCACGCGCGCGGCAATCTCGGGTGCGTTGACGACGGTTCCCGGATGGGCGCAAGAGCTGGTCACGCAAGGCACCGGCGGGTTTATGCAAACCCTATACCCAATTTCCGTCTTCCCGCGCCTCGCGGCACAAGGTACGGCACTCACTTTCGGGCCTGACAACGCCAGCATCAAGATCCCATCGCGAGCAACAACTCCTTCAATTAGCGGTTCGTTTGTTGCTGAGGCTCAACCCATCCCGGTCCGCCGGCTGGGCCTGACGAGTATCACGTTGCAGCCCTACAAAATGGGCGGCATCTCGGTCTATTCCCGCGAAATGGCGATGTATTCCAATCCCTCGATCGAGGGAATCATTCGTCAGGGGATGACCGAAGATACCGCGATCACCATCGACACGCTGCTATTGGATGCAAACGCGGCCACCACGGCGCGCCCGGCCGGCTTGCTTAATGGCGTCGCAGCGGCGGGCACGGCATCGACCGCCAAAGGCTATGCCGCGATCCTGGCGGACTTGGCGTTATTGACAGCACCTTTCTACGCCGCCAACGCCGGCCGCAATCTGGTGATGATTATCAATCCGCAGCAAGGCATGCAGCTCGGTTTCGCACCAGGGCCGGATGGTTCGTTCGGCTGGAGCAGCCAATTCACCTCGCGCTTTAGCATCATCGAAAGCACAACCGTTCCGGCCGGAAAGGTTATTGTGATTGATGCCGCTGACTTTGTAAGTGTGAACGGCGCGGTTGAGTATGACATTTCCGAGCAAGCGGTTTTGCATATGGAGGACACAACTCCGCTGAACATATCCGTAGCGGGATCTCCAAACGTTGTAGCGGCGCCGGTACAATCAATGTGGCAGACCGCACAGATCGGAATCCGTATGCTGGTCAATATTTCGTGGGCTTTGCGAAGAACCGGCATGATCCAATACTTGACCGGCGTCAACTGGGCGCCGGCATAGGAGCATAACAATGGCTGAAAGCACACGAACCGCTGAACAGCAGGAACAGGATCGGCAACGGCAAGAGCAGGAGCGCCAGGCGGCGCGCGCTGTGCCACGCCGTCCCGGCGAGCCGCCAGCGCCGGCGCCGGCTGAGGCACCGCAAGAGGCGCGGGCGGTTGCCCGGCGCGAGCGCGAGGAGACCGACCGGATGATTCAGGAGCGCCTTGCCTCGCCTCCCGAGCCGCCGACGCCGACGCAGGCGGAGGCCGACCGAATGAAGGAAGACGCCTTCGCCGGGGGACCGCCGCCGGAACCGGAGACCGAAGAGCAGCGCCGCGAGCGCGAGCGGCAACAACGCGATATGCGCCCGAACGATCCCGCGGCGCGCCCCGGCTACACGACGCGCTAGATGAGTCTGATCTCTCGGCTGCCGCTGCTCTGGAAAGGCAAGGCGGCCGAGGGGAAGTATCGTCCTGGCCCCTGGTACACGAGCGATGGCGTCATCGCCGCGAGCTGGGGCCGCTACGCGAACTGGTGGCAAGCCGGATATTCGCCGCAGCCCTACGGCGAGCGATCGGCGATGGTCGAAGCGTGCCAAGCGGCCTATAGCCAAACGGTGGCGATGCTGCCCGGCGACCACTGGCGCGGCCTTGCCAACGGCGGGCGGGAGCGCGTCAGCAATTCGGCCCTTTCGCGTATCCTGCACCGGCCGAACGACTATCAGAGCATCAGTGATTTTCTGATGAACTTGACACGGGCCTTGTATGCGACCGGCAACGCCTACGCCTATGCCGTCCGCAACAACCGCGCCGAGATCACCGAACTACACCTGATGCGCGACGGCCAAGTAGCGATCGGTGAATTCGGCAGCATTTATTATTCTCTATCGGGCAACGAAGTTGTCGATAACCGTTTCGATCTGTCGGAGCCGGTGCCGGCGCGCGATGTGCTGCACGTTCGCCTGCATACGCCGCGCCACCCGCTGAAAGGCGAAAGCCCGATCCTGTCGGCGGCGCTCGATCTCGGCATGTACAACACGGCATTGCAACAACAGGTCACGTTCTTTCTAAATCAGGCGCGCAGCTCCTTTGTGCTCGGCACCGACCAGCCGATGAACGCCGAGCAGAACGACGCGGTGCGAAATAAGGTAAGCGAGCGCATTTCCGGTATGAATGAAGGCTTGCCGCTGATCCTATCCAACGGCCTGAAGCCCTATCCGCTGACGACCTCTGCGGTGGACGCACAGCTTGCCGAGTTGCTCAAGATGTCATCGGCGAATATCGCGCTGGCGCACCGCATCCCGCTGCAAGTGTTGGGGCTGGGCGAGACGACGTACGCCTCGACAGAGGTACTCAATCAGGCGTGGTTATCGACCGGTTTAGGCTTCACGCTAAACCACATCGAAACAGCGTTTGACAATCTGTTCCGCTTGCGTGGCCCGCCGGACGAATGGACGGAATTGAATACACATACGCTCTTGCGCTCGGCCTATCGCGAGCGCATCGAGGGGCTGGCGCGCGGCGTCATCTCGGGCATCTACAGCCCTGACGAGGCGCGGGCGAGCGAGGATCTGCCGGCGGTGCCGGGCGGCGTTGGATCGGAGCCTCGTGTGCAGATGCAGGTCGTCCCGCTCTCCTATGGCGCGGATATGCAGCCGCCGAAACCGCAGGCGGATCAGCCGCCACCAGATCAGCCGGCGCCGCCGGCGCCAACGGCTCAAGACACGCAACGGGCTGTCTCTTACTTGCGCGACTACCATGAACGATCTGTCGCCGCTTGACGCATTAGCCGCAGAACTCGGCAGCATTTCCGGTCGCGTCGAACGCGAACTGCGTCTGCAGGTGTCGCTGATGATCGCCGAGTTGCGCGAGAGCATCGCGACGGCCAGGGCCGAGCGCCTGCAGTGGCGGGCAGAGTTGGACGACGTGCTGGCCGCGTGGGAAATGCGCCTAGCGCAGCGCATGGAGTCTGTGCGCGACGGCGAGCCCGGCGAGAAAGGCGATACCGGCGAGAGCATCGAGGGGCCGCCCGGCCGCGACGGACAAGACGGCCGGTCATTCAGTGTGCGCGGCACCTATGCCGATGGCGAGCGATACGACGCGCTGTCGGTCGTGGCGCTCGGCGGCAGCTCGTTTGTCGCGCTGCACGACGATCCGGGGCGGTGCCCCGGCGACGGCTGGCAGCTTCTCAGCCCGCGCGGAAAAGCCGGCCCGCCCGGACCCAAGGGTGATCGCGGCGAGGCCATTGCCGGGCCTCCGGGGCCGCCCGGTCGCAGCCCGACGGCGATGAGTGTCACGCAGGAGGGCTTGCTTACGCTGTCGCTCGATGATGGGTCGAGCGTCGTCTGCGATCTCTATCCGGTCCTGGCGCAGCTTCGATGATCTCCGACTACCGCATCAGCCGAACGGTGACGCCGGCTGCGAGCTTGGCGCTCGTGACGCTCGATCAAGTCAAGGCCGCATTGGGCATCCCGGCGGCGGACACATCGCAGGACGCGAGCCTGCAGGCGCAGATCGCGAGCGTGTCGCAGGCGATCAACCGCTACCTGGACCGCATCGTCCCGCAACAGATGTATCGCGACCAGTTTCGCTATCTGAGTAATTGCAATTACCCGGGCGAACCGCTGCAGTTGCGGCAATACCCGATCGCTGTCGATGGCAACGGCGATCCGTTGGCGAGCATCACCGAGGATGGCGTTGCTGTTGATCCGGCTTACTACGAAGCCGACACGGACCGCGGCCTGCTCTATCGGCTGGACGGCGCCGATCCTTATGGCTGGGCCGGCGCGTTGATAATTGTGGATTACACCGCAGGCTATCTGCCGATCCCAGAGGACATCCAGGCGGCGGCGCTCGATTGGGTGGCGGCGCGCTATCACTCGCAAGGGCGCGATCCGGCGCTGCGCTCGGAGACGATCCCCGACATTCTGACGCAAGTATATGCCGGCGAGTCCGGCGCCGGCACGGCTGGCGGCGCGATCCCGGCCGCCGCGCGCAATCTCTTGGAACCCTACCGGCTATACAGCCTGTGAACGCGCAGGTGATGATCGCACGCCTGGATGCCGCGCTTCTCGGCTACGGGCAGACGGTCACGTTTCAGCGTACCACCGTAGACGCCACGACCGGAGCCGTGACTATCACGCAGAGCGTCGATTGCCCGGCAGCGGTGCGGATCTACGGCCCGCAAGACTTGCTCGCGGGCGAGGTGCTGCCGATGCGCGTCGTTGTCTCACCGACCGGCATCGGGAGCTTTGGCGTGCCGTCGCGGGATGATCGGGTCGTGATCGACGGCAACCCGAGCAACATCGAGGAGATTTCGCCACTCCACTACGGCGGGCAACTCGTGCGCGTGAACTTGCTCTGCCGTGGATAAACGAGAAGCGATCCTGGCACGCCTGGCGGCGCTATGCACCGCGATCAGCGGTATTGTCTCGGCGCAGCGGAACGTGCTGGACGTACCCTATCTGCAACGGCCCGCGGTAGTGGTGCAGGACGGCTCCGAGGAGCGCCTCGACAGCCCGGCAAGCGCTACCCGCTCGACGGCACAGCGCATGGAGTTGTCGCCGCAACTCTGGCTCCTGGTGCGCGGCAGCGGGGCGGAAGCCGGCGCGCTGTTGAGCCTCTATCGCTCACGCATCGTGCAAGCGGTGCTGACCGATACCACGCTGCAAGATTTGACCGGAACGGCGGGAGGCATACGCTACGAGGGCTGCAACGTGCCCGAGCCGACGCCGGAAAGCAAAGAACCGCGCCTCGATCTGAATTTCACGCTGACTTACACGCTGCGCCTTAGCGATCTGGAGGGTTAATCATGGCGATCAGTAATACCTCGCCAAATGCCGACAACTATTTTATCGGCAAGGGCATTGTTGAGTTCCAGCTTGAGGGCGGCACCGGCTATGTGAACTTGGGTAATTGCCCCGAGGTAGAGTTCACCCCAACTGTCGATATTTTAGATCACTTTTCTTCAATGAGCGGAGTTAGAACAAAAGACAGAAAAGTCGTAAGGGAAAAATCGGCGACGCTGCGGATCGTCATGGAAGAACTGACGCCGCACAATCTAGGCATTGCCGTCATGGGCGAAGTTACCGATCCCGTGGCACCGGCGACGGAGTACACCATTGATATATTCTCTCTTTCGGAAATCAAAGGTGCGCTGCGCTTTGTCGGCCAGAACGACATCGGGGCGCGTGTGCAATGGGATTGGCCGCTCGTCTCGATTACGCCCTCTAGCTCGATCAACCTGATTTCCGAGGAATGGGGCAGCATGGAGATAACGGCAGACGTTCTGGCCGATGCAAGCGGCGTATTCGGAACGGCTGTGTGGGGCATTACCGACGAGATTCCGCTGGCGCGGGACAGGGAACGCCTGCCTGCCCGGCAGCGGGCGAGGGAGGCCGCGTAGTCCGTGCCCGGCCTAAAGGATATTGCGCGGCGGCTGCGGCGCACCGTGACGATTGCCGGCGAGGAGGTCAGCGTACGCGGTCTCACCGGCGACGAAATGGCGGTGCTGCTCGCCGATTATCCAGAAATGGGCAAGGTCTTGTCCGGCGCGTTTGACCGCATGGACCCATCGGCGCTAACAGAGCAGGCGCCGCGTTGCATCGCGACGATGATCGCGCTCGGAACATCGCTGAACGGCCACGCGCCGGCCGAGGAGGACATTGCGGACGCGCGCGCATTGCCGGGAGCGGCGGCACTGGATCTGTTGGCGGCAATCGCCGAGATGAGCCTGCCGAGGGCTGTTGTCCGCCCTTTCGTGGCCCTGGTGCTGGACGGGGACGGGCAGGCGTCCGCCGATACTGGCAGGGGCCAGGATACGAGATAGCCGAGATGGCTGTCGCGCTGGCAAAAGCCGGCTACGGATCTCTCGATGAGGTTATGGACTGGACTCCGTACCGCATGTCGCAAGTCCTGTTTATCCACGCGAAGCTATTGGAGACCGAGCAAAAGCAACAACTCGCGCTGCACGCCTTTGCCGCGCAGGGTGATGTGAAAGAACTCAAGAAAGTGCTGTCGCGGGATGGCGCTTAAAATCAAGATCGAGCGGCCTCGGCCGGGCAAATATGCCAAGGATGTAGAAGAGCATCAGCAGCGCATGGCGCAGGCGCTGACGACATCGTTTCGCGACGGCGCCAAGCTACTGCAGAGCGAAACGCGCGCCGCAATCCTCGCCGCCGGTCTCGGGCCGCGCTTCGCCAAGCAGTTCAAAGCGTTTGGCTATCCCCGCCGGCAATTTTCGCTGGAGCCGTGGATGCGCGGCTGGCACGCGCGCGGCTGGAAAGGCTCGAAGATCGGGCGCTATGCAAACATCTTCGTGCGCGGCGCCAAGATCGCCGGCAAGCCGATGCTCTGGCTGCCGCTGCCGACAGCACCGAAAAGGATCGCCGGCCAAACGCCAAGTCCAAAACTCTACCGCGCGAACATCGGTCCGCTCGTGCCGATCAAGGGCAAAGCCGGCCGGCCGCTCCTGGCCGGCGACAGCCTGCGCGCGGTCGAGGGCAGAAGCGCTACGGTCGGCCAGTTGAAAACCGGCGCGAAACACGCCGTTGAACGCGCGGCAGGCCGGCGCGGCAAGAAGACCGTAAAAGTGCCGATCTTTGTCGGGATTGCCTCGGTGAACATCCCGGCGCGCATCGACATGGACGCGATTTTCGCGCGCGTGCGCGAGCAACTACCAAACCTTTATGCCGCGCGGCTGAAGGCACAGAAATAGATGGCACAAGGCGCCGACTTCCGCAGTCGCATCTCGATCGAGGGCGGCAAGGAAGTCATCGACCTTCTCAAGCAACTCGCGACGGCGGCCGAAAAATCATTCGGCGATTTCGGCAAAGCGGCCGAGGCGCCTGTCTCGCCGCTTGGCCGCCTTCAAACCGCGCTGAAAACGACGGGGGATGCGGCTAAGAAATTAGGCCAGGATCTGACGGCAGTGAAGGATAAGGCGTCGGCGTTCGGCGCTTCGATGAGCAATATTGCCGGCAATATCTTTCCGCATTTCAAGGAAGTGCTCGGCATTCTTTCGGTCGGCGGCGTCGCTGGATTTTTTAAGATGGTCGAGGCGACGGCACAATGGGGCCACGAACTCAAGGTAAGCGCGGAGACACTCGGCCTCAGTGTCGATCAAATGACAGCGCTCAGCAAAGCCGCAAAGCAAGCCGGTGTCGAGACCGATCATTTAATAGACGGGATCGCGCGGTTCGGCACAAATCTGGAGAACGCCGCCGACAAGCAGCGCGGCACGATTACCGATCTTGTCAAAGCGGTTGACGATGCAACGTCAGGCCATCCTGGCGGCGTCATTGACATACCCGAAAACCTGTCGGCAAAGGATCAAAAGTATTTTGCCGACGCACTAAGTAACATCGACAAGTTTCGCAACGCGGCGCGCGACGCTTACAACGTTGCAAATCAGGCCGGCGTGCAACTGGCCTCCAGTTTCGAGGAGTGGTTCAATAAGGTCGAATTGGGGATAAGGACGCGGGGCGCTGACGCGAAAAAGATCATTCAAGAATTGAATAAGCTCGGCGCCGATGTACAGATCGGGCTTCCGGGTCAGCAGCTCGAACAGCAGATAACGAAAGCGGCCGACGTTTTTACCAAGCTCGGCATCCCGGTTTTCGATGCCACCGGCAAAGTCCGGGGATTGACCGATGCGTTCGGCGATTTTCTCGATAAGTTCAAGGATAAAAGCGCAACCGAGCAACTCCAGCTCGTGCGGCAAGCGCTGGGGCGCGGCTTTACCGATCTAATCCCGCTCATGCGGCAAGGCCGCGACGGGATGAAAGCATTTTTCGATGAGCTGCGCGGGCGCGGTCTCGATGTTTCGCCGTTCACGCAAGAGGTTGAGGAGGCCGATAAACTACACCGGGCATTGATCCGGCTCGACAGCGCGATCAAGGGCATCCGCAAAGCGTTTGTGTTGCCTTTTGCCAAAGTCTTCGCCCCGCTGGTGGAGAGCCTCGAACAATCGCTCACTTCGATGAAGGGCCAAATCAATGATTTTGCGCAGTCGTCGGCGGAAACGCTGCTCGCCTTCGCGCAGGACGTCAAACGAGTTTTCCAAGGCCAAGAGCCGCTGACGGAGGCGGGCCGGGCATTCAAAATCGTGGCTGACGCAATGAAGGTGGCAGTCGAGGCATTAAGCCTGGCATTTAATGCGCTGGCCGCTGCCTTGCAACCGATTGCCGGATTGTTAAACGGCATTCTTGGGTTGAATTTCGACACGCGCACCTACGCGATTGCTGCTGCGGTGCTGTATCTGACCGGCGTTATTCCAGGGCTTGTAGCTGCTTTCAACTTATTGAGGGCAGTGTTTCTTTTTTTTATGGCAAACCCGATTGTTGCGGTGTTTACCGCGTTGGCGGCAGCCGGCCTGATTATTTATCAGAATTGGGACAAAATCGGGCCGCTCTTTCAGACGTTATGGGACGAGCTAAAAGAGTTCGGAAGCCAGTTATATACGGACTTTGTTCAACCGTGGGTCGATGCGTGGGACTTTGTTAGTCAAAAATACACCGAGAGCGTGGAATCAATCAAAAAAGATGTGCAAACGGTTCTGGACATATTCGATGGTTTAATCACCAAGGCGCAAGTCGCAGCCAATGCAGTTGCCAGTGTCTTTGGCGTCGATCTCGGTGGCTCGGCTAATTATGGCGGTGGCAGCAACTATGCGACTGGCGGGCTTGTGTCCGGCCCCGGCGGGCCGACCAGCGACAGCGTTTTGGCGCGGCTCAGCGACGGCGAGTACGTCATGCGCGCCGCAGCGGTCAAGCATTGGGGGCCATCGTTCATGGCGGCGCTGAACGCGCTGCGCAACCCATTGGGCGGCTATAGTCTCGGCGGGATGGTGCGCTCGCCGCGCTTGCTGCCGCGCTTTGCTGGCGGCGGCATGGTCACGGCAACGACCGGCGATGGCGTCACGGTGAATTTGCATTTCCCCGGCGGCGCCTTTGCGTTGCGCGGCGACAAGTCGATCGTGCAGGGGCTGACGCGCGAGGCGCGCCGCGCCGGCATGCTTAGCGCCGGCCGGCTGCCGGGCGTGGCGGTGGCATAATGGCGGCGACACCGGATACGCTGCTGGTTATCGGCAGCGATGTTGGGGAGATCATCGCATCCTACAGCGCGCGGGGCCTTACGCAGACGCTCGATCCGATCGACGCGAGCGCGGCACTGGCCCGCACCGTCAATGGCGCGTTGATCGACCTCTCGCCGGCGCAGTTCAGAAAATACAAGTCGCACATATCCTGTAGCGATCTGGAAGCGCCCGCGCTCGATGGCCTGTGGCCGGGTATGGTTGTTACGGTCGATTGCGTCGCCGAGTTGGGCTATGCCACCGCAACCGGTTCGCCCTCGCGCCCCGTGGTCGAAAGTTCGCAACGGGTCAGCGGCGCTTGGACCTATTACCGGCCGCGGCTGACGATGCGGGTGATGGAATATACGGTCAGCCGCGACGAATACGGCCACCAGATCGAATGGACGCTGAGCCTGGAAGAAGTGTAAATGCCCGGGCCTTTCTATTTCGCATGGATTGCAGAACCCGTTGCTTTTGACCCGGTGGCGCATGCTGTCGAGGACGAAGCGATAACGGAACTTACCATTTCGCAACAGGAGGGCGATTTCGCGTCGCTGCAGATCACGGTCGTCAATCCGTTTCTCGGTCTGCTGGCGCCGTCTCGCCTACAGTGGTGCTGGCTTTCATGGGACGACGGCACCGCGATCGTGCCGCTGTTCTGCGGGCGGCTCGCCGGCGTGCCGGAGTCGGTCGATGGCGAAACCGTGCGGCTGCTGTTTAGCGCACGACCGCTCGGTTATGACGATCTGAAAAAGGATCTGGCCGATACGCTAAAAATTTTGCCCTATTGGGATACCGTGTGGATTACCGGCGACACCGAGGATGCCGACAACGTTATCGAAGCCTATGGTGCGCGCTGGCATATCGACCGGACGACACTGGCACTGACCATTTCGGACGAGCTGCAGGGCGAAGACGGGCTGCTGAGTTTCGGGGAAGCCGATCATATCTACGACGACCTGAAACTATCCTATATCGGGCCGCCGCTCTCACAGGTAGACATCGACGCCAAGCTCGTGTGGACGCAAGGCGGATCGGGAACGATCGACATCACGGAGCGCATTTACAACGAATTCCAAAAGCACAACAGTTTTATCGTTGCTTATCCCAAGAGCGGCATTATTACGACGATGACCGGCGCGGGGCTGGCAAGCGATTGGCCCGAGGGTGGCGCCAGTCTCGACGGCGGCTGGACGGTCAACGACGATACGTATTGCGAGGAGCTGACAGACCAATTTTATACAAGATACACCTATCACGTGACCTATCAGGCATACACAACCGGCACCGACGATTTGGTCGATGCAGTTATTGCGGAGGAGCCGGACAATCTAAGCAATAGTTGGTTTCGCACCGACGATTGGTGGTCTGTCGATTTTATTATTTATCAGCTAAAGCAACGTACCAAGTTTGACTGGAAAGCCGATCGCAGTCGCACCGAGAAGCTGCAATGCACGGTATATGCGGACATTCAGCCGCTACTCGCGGAGGTGCTGGACGAGAATATCGGCAAGATCACTGTGAATGCGTCGGATACTGTCACCGAGCCGGATGATAATGGCGATATGCCAATCGGCGATGTCAGGCGCAAGAGTTATCTCGATACCGATCGCGGTCAGTCCTCGGTAGACTATTTGCTGCTATTGGCGCGGGCGCAGCTCCGGCGTGCGGCGCGCGCGGTCGAAGTCGAATGCCGCGCGCCGTGGGCCAAGGGCATCGCCGCGACCTTGCGCAAGAATGCTGAAATCACAGACTACCGGCTGCCAGGCGGCGTCGCGAGCGGCAAGATCACGCAATATGAAATGAATGCCACCGGGAGCGGCGAGCACACGGTAACAATTACGATCGGTTGCGCGATCGGCCACGGTGGCACGGTGACGGGGCAAGCCGGCGCGCCTACCTATGTCGATGACGGCTATGTCGATACCGGCTATCAAACAATGACCGGCGCCAGGTTGACCGCGCCGAGTGATGATCTGGTGTATGAGACGCTTACGGATTTTACGGTCGATGACGATGGCGTCGATCTGCTGACGCTTGACGAATTTACTGCGGTTCAAAGCCTTGAGGTAAAGAACGGGTTAAAGGAACAAACCGAGGTCATTGACGCATTCGATCCGGTCGAAGCGATGAAAAAATTATATACGCAAGTTTGCGTGCAGCTCGTGCCGTTGACCGACCAGGAGTTCGAGACGACATTCACGCCCACTGTTGACATTATGCCGATCCCGCGCACGATCGACCTGGAGGCCGCGTAATGTATATTCCCGGCCCGGCGATCAACCTCTATAACAACCCGCTGTTTGTTGCCCGGCCGAAGCTCTTTGACGAAAGCAGGATAAAGCGCAAACCGCCGAAATCGACAACTGCGGATGAAAGCAAACCCGGTTTTCTCTGCTGGGGCGTTGTCGGCGAGCTGCCCTCGGCCGAGGCGGTGCCACTAGTGGGTTTTGAAACGCATACCGAAATATCGCGCGAGACGACACAGATTGAAATCGTGAACCCGGACGATCCAAGTCAAAAGGTTGACGCACTGCAAACCAACAAGATGACGCTGGAAAAGACCGAGCCGAAAGAGAAAAACAACAGCGCTACGACGGATGCCGATCTGACGGAGTTGTCCGATGCGGTGCGCGATGCGGTCAAAGATACCACGAGCGCCCTCAAGAGCGGCAACTACACCGTGACCTTCAAGCCGCCGGAGCGCGCCTTGTGAGCGATGTCCCGCGTTACGGCACGGTTGATAAGCCGTGGCCGGAACTGCCGCCGGCCGCGACGCTCTACTCGGTGCACTGGAGCGGGTTGGCCGTGGAGTTCGGCGACCGCGACGGCCCGCTTAAAGACTATACATCCGGATCGGCGCTTGAGCTTTCTCACGCTGACTGACGGCATTCCGGACTTCAGCCAGGCGGTGATCTCGCTGTGGTTCCGCGTGCCGCAATCCTCGATCGACGCGGCGGTTGCGGCATTGACTTATCAAGGGATCGGGCCGGACATTCCGGTGGACGTGCCGCTCCAGGGCATCATCCCATTTATCACGTTAGGCCCCTCAATGCCGATCTCCTTCGATTATTATCAGTCGGTGTCAGACGGTAGTTCCTATATTATCCATCCCTACGGAACAAGCACAACCGGCCCCGGCTATATCGGTCTCAAGGTCTATACGGACGGCACGGCGACACTGATCGCGCGCATTCAAAGTTCGTATTACAACCCCTACTTCTGGCGGCCCTATTACGGGGAGGCGGTTTTCGGCAATCAGCCCGGCACCGGCGACTATTTTGCTGTTGGCGACGCGCCCTATTACTCGCCGACGACAACCACGACGGAAGATGTGGAACAACTTTATCCGGCGCCGGACATGTGGCATCACGTCCTCATCTCGATGGATCTCGGACGCACAATCGCCTATAGTGCCGAAGCGTCGGGCGCGTTCAACCCAAATAATTTTTCCGATGCCTGCAAATGGCAATGGGCGTTGGACGATCGCGATCTGCCGGATACGACGCTTTACCCCTATGGTCTCGCTACCTACGCGAACGCGGCGACGGGAGAGACCTACAGCGGCGAGCCGCACCTGATTACAACGCCCTATATGTTCGCCATGCTCGGCGTTGGCGGTCCGAACTTCAGCTACAGTTTCCCGGCGTTTGAAACCCGCGCGATCGGGATTCCGAGCATTGCGGATTGGGTCGATCATATCCACAAGGTAGAGCTCGCTGAACTACAGTTCTTTACCGGTGTGACACTCGATACCTCGCTCGAAAAAAACCGCCGCGCTTTTGTCGATGATAAGGGCAAACCGGTGCCGCCGGAAGACGCAAGCAAGCTGCTCGACAAGCGGCCGGATATATTGCTTCACGGTAGCGGCAACTGGATCAAGGGTAAGAATACCGGCCCCACGACAACCGAACCGGACGACCAGTTCGAGCCGACCGGCAAAATCATCAGCTACAGGCCGAATCCGGCACTCGGAACGTAATCATGGCGATTATCTACCGCACTGACGGAGCGTGGGGCAGCGGCCAGGGCAGTAATCTCGCGCCGGCACAAGTAGATAGTAACTTTTATGACTTGGATACGCGGGTAACATATTTTGAGGATAACCCGCCGCTGCCGATCGAGCCGGTTTCAATAACCATTACCGGCTACAGCTTCTCGATGGGCCTCTCGAATGGGGAGACGATCGGGCCGGTCACGATGACGATGCCGGTCCCACAATGGCGCGGGACCTGGACGCCCAACACGATTTACAACGATCTCGACTTTTTTACTGCGCCTGCACCGCCGGACGGGGACGGCGGATTTGGCGCAGTCATGTTGAGCCACACATCGGGCACAACATTCGATTGGGCGGCGACAAGCGCCACCGGTCTGCCGCTGTACCGCGAGATTGTCGGCGGCTCGGGCGCCACGACCGCGCTGTCGGATCTCATCGACGTGTCGGTCAGCGGCACGGCCAGCGGCGATATGTTGGCTTGGAACGCTGCCGGCTATTGGGTCAACTACACGCCCGCCGAAATCGCGACGAGCGTGCTGCCGGCGTTTGGCGGCGATAGCGGCACCGGCGGCACGCAAGGTCTGGTGCCGGCGCCGGCAGCCGGCGACGCGGCAGCCAGCAAGTTCCTATCGGCATCGGGCGCGTGGGCCGTGCCACCGACCGGCAGCGGCGGCGGATCGTCATCACTCGCGGGATTGACCGATGTCGCGGTTGTTTCGCCCGCAACCGGGCATTTACTGCAATACAGCGCCGGCGATGGCAAGTGGCACAACCGCACATTGGCCGAGCTGGGCGCCGGTACGGTCGGTCTTATCGAGACATCGAACGGCATATCAGGCGGGCCGATCACGGTCTCGGGGATGCTGTCGTTGTCGCAAATCGGCGCGCGGGAGCTGCTTGCCAATGTGACGGGCGGGCCGGCCAGCCCGGCCGGCGCCTCGCTGTCTGCTGTCATCGACGCCGCACTCGGCACCACGCGCGGCGCGCTGATCCGGCGCGACGCCTCGGGCTGGTCGCTGCTAAATCCTGGCACGGACGGGCAGTATCTTCGCTCGGGCGGCAGCGGCGCGGATGTGACGTGGGGTACGCCGGTCGGCACTGGCACGGTCACGAGCATCGCGACCTCGGGCGGGATCAGCGGAGGCACGATCACCTCGACCGGCACGCTGTCCTTGTCGCAGATCGCTGACAAGACTGTCCTCGCCAATGTGACGGGGGCGCTTGCGGTGCCGGCGCCGACCAGCGTCACGTTGCTTCTGGACTTCGCGCTCGGGAACACCCAAGGCGCGGTGCTCTATCGTGGCGCGACGCAGTGGCAGGCGTTGGCGCCGGGCAGCGCCGGCCAGGTCTTGACCTCGGGCGGGCCAGCAGCAAACCCGTCTTGGGCTGCCGGTGGTGGCGGCGGCGGCGTTACGGTCACGATTGACAGCGCACCGCCGCTCGATCCGATGCCCGGCGATCTCTGGTGGTCCTCCGCGGACGGCGACGGGCAGCTCTATATCTACTATACGGACGCCGATAGCAGCGCTTGGGTCCAAGCCAACTCCGCGCCGAGCGTAAAGCCTCGCTATACGATCGGGTTCAGCTACACCGGCGGTGTGCTCGCCACATCGCAGCTCATCGGCATGCACCGGGTATCGATCGGCATCACCATCCCGGCCGATTTCGGGGCTGTGCTGGGGCACATATCGCAGATCGGCGCGACGGCCAATGCCACCGCTTCAACCGTGCTCAGCATCGAGCGGGCGGTGTCGGCCAGCCCTAACACCTTTACTGCGATCGGCACGGTGACGGTCGCAGCGGGCGGCATCATCGGAACCTGGGCGACGACCGGCGGCGCGGCGGTCAGCGTGGCGCAGGGCGATGTGTTGCGGGTGCGCGGGCCGGCGACGGCGGACGCGACGTTTGCAAATCCCTATCTGACGATTGTTGCGCAGGAGACGTAGCCGGTGTCGTACTTTTTTGGCGATGGATTCGACTTGTACGCTGCGCCGGCTGATGCGGTGCTTGGCAACAGCTATTGGGACAGCGGCAGCGCGGCGGCTAACTTGCAGACGGGGCGTTTCAGTGGTAGCCGCGCGTGGCAACACAATAGTGTAAGCGCAATTACCGCAGTCCTGCAAAAATCCAGCGGTTCGAACGACTCTGTCCACCATATTAACATCGCGATTTCGCAAGGCGCGGCACTGACTGGCACCAACAATATTGGTTGGTTTACCTTATTGGACAGCAGTACGGCTCAGTGCAGCATAGCGTTTCGCGCGGATGGCGCGATATTGCTTACATCCGGCGCGTCGAACGGGACGACACTGGCAACCTACACGGGCGCACTGACCGCGATAAATACCTGGTACGCATTTGAGATCGAGGTCGTCGTGCATAACACGACGGGTAGTATCTCAATCCGAAAAAACGGAAACCCGACGAATGATTTCGCGGCAAGCAGCCTTAATACGCGAGGCGGCACGACGAACAATTACGCAAACAGTGTCAGGCTGGGGGCCGGACTACAGAACGGAACCGGGCAAATCCTGGATGACTTCTTATGGCGCAGCGATGCCGCGAGCGTCCCATGGGTCGGCGATGTGCGCTGCTATACACGGATGCCGGCGAGCGATGCGTCCGCGGCGTGGAACAGGCTGAGCGGCAGCACGAATTACAGCCAGGTCAACCAGGCGCAGCAGGACGCCGCGACAACTTACGTCTACAGCAGCACCGTCGGGCAGACCGATTTGTACGGCATCGCTTCGATCTCGGGGACGCCCTCAACGATCGTCGGCGTCGTGACGCGGTGTTTGGCGCAAAAGTCGGACGCCGGGACGCGCAACGTGGCGCTGCGCCTCCGGTCAGGGGCGACAGATGTTACCGGCACGAGTACGGCGCTCAACACCACATTCGGGTGGATATGGCGTAACGATCTGACCGATCCGGCAACTGGCGCGGCGTGGACCGCGACAGCGGTCAATAATTTGCAGATCGGGCAAACCGTTAGCGCCTGATGACCGACGCGCGGGTTACACAGACATCGGTTGAGCATTGGACCTCGACCAACCCGGATGCGCGCGTAACACAGGCCGCCGTCGAACTTTGGGCTTCTGCCTCGACCGGCCCGGTGGCGGCAGTGGTCACAACGCTGTCGGTAGAGCAATGGACGGCGACGGTTGCGGCCACCGGCAGTTGGCAAACCGCCGTCACGATCAACACGGGATAGGTCTGATGGCTCTGGATTTTCCGTCCTCGCCTGCCGAGGGCGCAACCTACACATCCGGCACCGCAGCCTGGCAGTATAGCGGCGGCAAGTGGATCGGCGGCTCCGTCGCGGCTGCCGGGGCCGGCGATATTACCGCTGTCGTGGCCGGGATTGGCCTGAGCGGCGGCGGCAGCGGCGGAGACGTGACGCTCTCGCTCGCTAACACCGCTGTGACGGCGGGCACCTATCAGGGGCTAACGGTCGATGCGCAGGGCCGCATCACGGGCGCGACGAACCAAGGCTATTTGACCGGCAACCAGGCGATAACCTTGTCCGGCGCAGTATCCGGCAGCGGCACGACAGCGATTACGACGACACTCGCGACCGTGCCAGTAGCCTCGGGCGGAACAAACATCACCACCTACGCCCAGGGTGATCTATTATATGCGAGCGCCGCCACGACACTCGCGCGGCTTGCTAAGGACGCAACGGCGACGCGGTATCTCTCGAACACCGGCGCGACCAACAATCCGGCCTGGGCGCAGATAAATCTGGCCAACGGCGTGACCGGCGCTCTGCCGATCGGTAATGGCGGCACCGGCAACACCAGCCTGCCGCTTTTCAATGCGGTCCCCGCCGGATGGTTCACCGGAACGGTGCTCCAGACCAAAGGCACGCAGGTCTCCCCGGTCAGCGATACTACCGGCGCGGTCGGGACGTTTGGCGCTGGTTCGTTGGGTTGTTTTTCCTATGGCGTCGGCAACAAAGCGGTTCTCGAACTCAGCTTTGCGCGCGGCACGCCAGCGGCACCGAGTGTTATACAAGTCAACGACGTGCTGGGCGCGATTTATTTCGACGGGTACGGCGCGACATCCACCAATGGTGCCTCGCGGGGCTCCATCGAAGTCAAAGCGGCCGAGAACTGGAGCGACACGGCCCAGGCAACAAAATTCCTCGTTTCTACAACATTCGCCAACTCCACCAACACCTACACCGGTTTCATGGTTGATTGGGGCGGCGGTGCGGTGGTGGCGGCACCAAGCACGATCGGGTATGGGCCGTATATTGTT